TGTCCACCTCTAACTGGAAGATATACGTCTTCTAACATATTTGACATGTTAAATTTAAGATTATATTGTCCTGTTTTCTCATCGATATATGGCGTCTTCTTCATTTGATTAACAACACGCTGCATATAAGTATCAACTTCTGCTGGTGGGATATTACCTATATCTATTTTGTATATTCGTTTTTCTGGTGCACGCATTATTCTGTGAATTAACATTGCGTCTTCCATAAGAGTTAGCTGTTTCCATGTCTTCCTTGCAGGTTCTATCATAGCTTTACCATAAGGTAAGAAGTTCATATCATTAAGCATTCTAAAATGAGCAATTTCATAGTTTTCATAATGAGTGTTTGTTGCCTGTTTTCCGAAACTGCTATGACCTGTTTGACCTCCCATGCTAGGGTCATGTGTAAACTTAACCATATCAGGATTTTTTGGGTCGATGCCTTCTTCTCTAAACATCTCGTATGAAGACATAGGTATTGCATTCGTTATACCTACCTTCTCTGTAATATCCAATTTTAGATAAAAGTCTCCATACTTGCACATGTTTCTTACCCATGGCCATGCGTTAAATTCTATATTAAGTACATCATAAAATAAATTATTCAATACTTTCTTTACTTTCTCGTCTTCTGTCTTTATATCAAGCACATTGCCGAATTCGTTTTTAAGAGTTGACTCATCAGAATATATGTCCAGTGCAGATGAGATTATAGAGTCTTCATCCATAATTTCATAGTCTGAATATAACTGTAGTCTTAGTGTGTGAAAATTAGCCTGTTGGTTATACCCATGGCCTTCAGTTTGATATATTCTGTTATATCTGTCAACTAGTCTATTTGTAGCTAGTTTTGTGTTTGCTTGTACTTTGCTTAGGTCGGCAACCTTTAATCCGTTGTCTGTTCTTCTAACAATTGTACCTGTTGAAAATAAAGTTTTTAATCTTCCAAAAAATGTTTTATCAGCCATCTGTTTATTTACTCCATTATAGTAGCCAGGTTAAGTCTTCGTCGTCGTTACCAATCTTTTGTTTCCAAGGGTCTTGTCCAGAAAAACTGTTTCCTGTATAAGCACCTTTGGTATTAACTATATTATTTATTGCGTTTTTGTTCATGCTTAATCCTTCTGTATGTAGTCGGATAGCGTTATCTCTAACAAATAATGCAATAGAAAAAGCCATTGTTAAATCGTCGTTATAACCACGTTGAGCTTCTGCTCTATGGCCATTCCAAATAAAGACAAACAGTTCATCTATAAGCCTTTTCGATTTGATTGTGCACGCTTTTTCCCTAAAATAAATATCTAGCTTCGATATCAAAAGAGGTCTTGTTCGTGTTGAAGTAGTAAAACCTGGGGTCATGTTTTCCCTATTTTTTAGGTCATAACCTTTTGTTAATTGTGTTGCTGCGTCATGAACTCCTTCATGTTTGTATGTATAATAAAGGTTTCGATACCCTCTATCTATAGCAGGTTGTAGCGCAGCCCAACCTATATTTGCATTTTCTACAACTAATAAAGCTTCGTTGTATTCTGTAGCTATGTTGACAAGTAAGTTTCCAAATTCTTTTGTACCTATTTGGTTTTTATACTCGGCAACTTGCTCCATCTTTTCTATATCTATTACGTGAAAAGTAGAATAGTCACTTCCATCTCCTCTGGCTACATCGGCAACTACCATGTACGCTCTTGAATAATCTGCATAATCCCATATCCAAAGCTCTTCTTCTGCTCCTCGTTTTTCAACAGGGTCTTTAACCATATTTTCTGAATACCATTCAAGTAGCTCACCTGATACAACAGAGTTACCAGATGTTACGAAATCACAGTCACATTCTTGTGCCGCCATCTTACTTCCTAGTAGCTCATCTTGTGTATCTCTCCATTTTTGGTCACGTTCAGGGTGTAGTGTCCAGTGTAGTTTTATTGGATTGAATTGACCTTCGCCTCTTTCGGCCTGTGTCCATATCTTATGAAATAAGTTACCTGTACCATTAGGTGTAGATAGCAGAACTGCAGAACCACCGGTTGCTAGTGTTTGCTGTGCAGATGTCCATATCTCTTCAACCTTGTCTATAAATGCAGCTTCATCTATTACTAAAAGTGATAATGCTTCAGAACGAGCAGCATCAGGTGCAGATGAAACAGCTTTTATTTGAGAGCCATTTTTAAATCTTAGAGAAAGTCTATTATCTTCTTCAGAACCTACCTTTAACCAAGAAGGTAATAGTTCATGCATTACTCTAACTTTTGTAATAAGATTTTTTGCAGTATCTTGTTTTATTGCAATAACCAAAACATTAAAGTCTTCTCTAAATATCATATTCCATACAGAGTAGCCGGCTGTAAGTGTTGATATTCCCATCTGCCTAGACTTAAGTATGATATTAAATCTATTTTCTTTTAGCTGTACTAGTGAGTTGTCTTGGAAAGGAAACAAATCAAACTTTATTTTACCTCTCTGAGGATGCTGTATAAAGCAGTACTTCCTCATAAAATATACGGGGTCTTTCGAGCACTTCACGTACTCGTCAACTAAAGCTTGTTTGATTGTTTTGTTTGTCATAACCTATATATAAATATATATGTATATAAAAGTTACGTTATTTTTTTGAACGCTTTTCGAAACTTCTTCCTCCGAAATACGCGCCAATTACTGTTATCAATACTAGCTGTAACAGGTCAGTCCATTTTTCTTCTACTTCAAAAGAAATTGTACCTGCATCAATAAATATCATTAAAACTGTACATACTACTAGGAATATAAGCACCATAGGTCTAACGTTTTTAGACAACCAAGAATCAGAATTCATATCTGATTTCCATCTGTCCGTTATGTTTGCCTCCATTTCTGTTTCGTATTTTGCGATCAGTTCTTTGACTTTCTGCTCTGCTTTTAACTTTTCTTCTTTAGATGTATGAAGATTATCTATCACGCCTCCAACACCTTTTACTAAGTCAGCAGCTCCTCCTGAAAATAAATTTGTTAATATGCTCATTGTTCTTCTCCTTTTAATAATTCTTCTGTAAGTTTTGATTCAGAATCTATCCATTCCTCAAAACGGTTTTTTATTTCTTGCTTTGCAGACTTGGTTAGTTTAGACCAATCTTCCACTTCACCTGATTCTGTTATATAGTTATTAGAATCCATTCTGGAAAACCAAGAATTAAATCTTTCTTCTTGTGAAGTTTTCCAAGAACCAAAGTTTTCTCTTATTGTCTTTTCCATCCAGTCTTTGTAAATACCTTTTGCTCTCATATCAAGTTCAAACTTGTTTTGACAGAATAAGCAGTGTTCGTATAATCTATACATTTTTTTATGTGAAGAGCTTTTCATAGCTGACTTACATTTAGGACACGATAAAGGTACTCTTAATTTTTTTCTAGCATCATTGAGTTTTGTATAGTTTTGTTTTATACCATTTTTTATAGTCCAAGTCTTACCATCTTCTTCCCATATATCACCTTCTGACATTTTTTTCGAATATTTTTTATATCCGCTGCTTGACTTAGTTTTTTCACTATAGTTACCTGTTGCCAGGTTTCTCATTCTTTGTATTTTATCTTTAGAAAATTTCATATATAACCTTTAGAAGTACATCATACCTGTGATTTGGTTTACTGGTGCAAAAGCTCCGGTTAGCTTGTATGTTTTTCCCTTGTATACAAATACTAAACCTTCACTTGGCACTATAGAATCCATACCACCGATAGAATTTAATTTATTTAATTGCTGCTTTAACCTATTTATTTTTTTTATGTCGCCACCTTTTTTAACTACAGATATTGCTGTCTTAATTTGCTTTCGTATATTCTGAACTGCTTTGTCTGGATTTGCAGCCAAAAAGCCTTCTGCATTCTTAAGTACTTCTGCGCCTAGTTCAAAAAATAATTTTTCAAAAGGAAGCATGTTCGTTTTAACTTGGTCAGCATGTTTCATCTTATCTATTTCGATAACACTTGCAAGAATCTTTTCGTCTGATATTGTTTTCTTATTAAGTCTAAATGATTTATCAAAGAATGCCCATCGTTTTATAAGTCCAGTCTTTATAGTGTTGTCGATGCCTTTAAACTTCTTGTCTATATAATCAGACCACCAAGCTTGATGATATTCACTAAACGTATTTGAATCTGACATGTTGAATTTAGACATTAACTTATTAAGCTTTCCTAAGAAATAAGGTTTTCTAGCAGAATAATCCTGGTGTGGATTTACTTTTAGAAATTGAGGTCCTATAATTGTAAAGTTCTTCTGTACAGATTGATTTACTTGAGCAATCATTCCTGCAAGAATTCTAGCTCCATCTGCAACAGAACCCACAGGCATTCCATCTTTATATTGCAATACATTGTGGAACTGTAGATGTGGTGCGTCATAGTTAATTACGTTTGAAGATGCAGGGTACATTATTTCCATATTTATCCAATTGTTACCATCATCAAATATTTTCTTAAGCTGTTTATCATTTAATGATTTTATAGCTTTCGACAAATCGCTCATGGCGTAGTTAAAAGCTTTTTCTATATTACCTCTGCCTGAAAACTTCTTTGCGATAGCACTTGAATCGATGCCTCCTCTTTTTATATCACCTGTGTTTCTTGCAGCTAGCAATTTTTTATTCCAAGTTATAAATAAGTTTTGTCCATCAGTCTTTTCTGTTGCTCCAGTTTCTAGGTCAAGCTTTCCTTGTAATGAAATATCGATTATCTGTCTGAAGTCACCGAACTTCAAACCTCTA